AACACGTGTTTTTTTCCACAAAACTTAGGCTACATGTAAGGTGATGACATGCCAGCAAAGGGGGGGCGACCGAAGAAACCGACAGCACTCAAGTTGCTGCATGGTGACTTTGAAAAGAATCCCAATCGCCGCAACAAAAACGAGCCGTCAGTCGAGCCGGGCACTCCCGATTGCCCGAAGCATCTGCCGGTGTTGGCTCGCAACGAATGGCGACGTGTCACCAGTGAACTCAAAGAGCTCAGGGTTCTGTCGCAGGTCGACAGGTCGTCTCTCGAGCAGTACGTCATGTGTTATGCCAAGTGGCGAGACTGCATAACGACTCTCAAGAAGGAAGGCGACTTCTACGAGACTGAGAAGGGAGTGGTTGAACACCCAGCGGGAAAAGCGTTGAGGCAATACGCTGGTCTATGTCATCGGTTTCTATGCGAGTTTGGCATGACACCATCAAGTCGCTCGCGTGTCCAATTGAGCGAGCCGGATTCATCGAACGACCTGGAGAAACGATACCTTGGCTGAGTGGTACTGGTACGACGAGGATGCAGCAGAACGGGCGGTCTCATTCTTCCCTGACTGCCTGATCCACGTCAAAGGATCGCTGGCAAACCAGCCGTTCGAGTTGCTCGAATGGCAGAAGCAGATTGTACGCGATCTGTTCGGCTGGAAGCGTCCAGACGGGACCAGGCTGTACCGCAAGGCGTACATCGAAGTCCCCCGGAAAAACGGCAAGTCAACGTTCGCCGCGGGACTGGCGATTTACCTGTTGCTTTGCGATGCGGAGGACGGGGCGGAGATTTACTCGGCGGCGAGCACTCGCGACCAGGCTTCGTTGGTGTATTCAATGGCAGCCGAGATGCTGCGGAAGTCGAAGTTGCTGTCGTCCCACGTGAAGATCAGAGACTCGGTCAAGCGAATCATCCATCCGAAGTCGGGGTCATTCTACCGAGCGATCGCGGCTGATGCCGACTCAGCTCACGGGTTCAACGCTCACGGAATCATCTTCGATGAGGTCCATACGCAGCCGGACCGCGAACTCTGGGATGTCCTGGACACGTCGACTGGTGCTCGCAAGCAGCCGCTAACGATCGCGATCACAACAGCAGGCCATGACAAGACGTCGATCTGTTACGAACTGCACAAGTACGCGAAGGCTGTCCGCGACGAGAAGGTGATCGACGAGTCGTTCTATCCGGTGATCTACGGTGCCGACTTCGACGATGACTGGCGTTCCGAGAAGGTCTGGGCCAAGGCGAATCCGTGTCTCGGCGTCGCTGTGTCGGTCGACTATCTGAGAGAGCAGGCAGCAAGGGCAGAAGAGAATCCGGCATTCGAGAACACGTTCCGCCGACTGCATCTCAATCAGTGGACCGAGCAGGAAAACCGAATCATCCCGATGCACAAGTGGGATGAGTGCGTCAATGAATACACGGCAGCCGATCTGGCCGGCCGAGTTTGCTATGGCGGGCTGGACCTGTCGAGCACTCGGGACGTGACAGCATTCTGCCTCGTGTTCCCAGAGGACGACGGTGGGTTCAGAATTCTGCCGCACTTCTGGATCCCTGAGGAGAACATCGACCAGCGTGCCGGGCAGGATCAGCGGATGATCCGGAACTTTGCTGAGCGGGGATTCGTTGAGTTAACGAGCGGAAACGAAGTTGATGTGGCTGAGTTGTCAGAACGGATCATCGACATCTGCAGCGAGCATGAGTGCGTACACATTGGATTCGACCCCTGGAATTCCACCGGAGTCACGCAAAGACTAAAAGAACTGGGAATGCCAGAGCAGGTCCTTGTTAAAATGCCTCAGTCGTTCGGGACTTATAACGAGCCATTCAAGAAGTTGTTGTCATTCCTCGGCAATGGCAAGTTTCGTCATGATGGAAATGAGGTGCTGCGGTGGATGGCTTCGAACACGACGCACCGCGAGGATGCGTCTGGGAACATCAGGCCAGACAAGGGCAAAAGTGCCGAGAAGATTGACGGTGTGTGTGCAATGTTGATGGGGATCTCGCTGGCCATCACGTTCGGTGGTGATGCGAGTGCCTATTCGTCGCCCAGTTCTGGTGTCGTGCTTTTTTAGGGGGTTACTGCCGTGGATTACGGTGTCTCAGAGTGGGTCGTTAATCCGGTCCCGGCTGCTCCCCCGCAGGCTATTAATCTGCGGGATGGTGAAACATGGCGGAACATCTTCGGCGGTGGAAAGACGTCGTCAGGTGTTAACGTCGACCACAAGACAACGATCGGCTATCCGCCGTTCTGGCGTGGCGTTAACCTGCTGGCCAACGGAGTCAGCGGACTCCCGGTCAACGTGTATCGCAGGACTGGCGACGATCGGGAAGTGGCGAAAACTCATCCGGCCCATCGGATGGTCAAGTACCGAGCGTCGTCAATCATGCGGGCTTCGAAGTTCCGAAAGACGATGCAGGGGCACGCACTGCTGTTTGGCAACGGATTCGCGTACATCGAGCGTGACGAGCGGGAGCGGCCGAAAAACCTGTGGATCCTGAATCCGCAGGCAATGATCGTCAGGTACATGGACGGCGAACTCTGGTATGCCACGACAATCAATGGCGAGCCGAGGAAGTTTCCTGGGCGTAACATTCTGCACATCACCGGGCTGTCTCACGATGGAGTCGTGGGTTACTCCGCCGTTGACCTGATGGCCGAGGCTCTCGGTGTTGGCATGGCCGCCCAGCGATTCGGTGGTAAGTTCTTCGGCCAGGGTGCGAACATGAGCGGACTGCTGATGGTTCCCGGTCATTTCAACGAAGAGAAGATTCGGAACACACTGGCGGCCTGGGGCGAGATGAACGAGGGACTGAGCAACGCTCACAAGGTCGCGCTATTGCAGGACGGCGTGAAGTTCCAGCAGCTCACGATCAATCCTGAGCAGGCCCAGTTCCTCCAGACTCGAGATTTCGAGGTCCGGTCAACGGTTGCGAACATCCTCGGCGTGCCACCGCACCTGCTCGGCGACGACAGCCGAACGAGTCACAGTTCGCTTGAGCAAGAGAATCAGTCATTCCTGGTTCACTCGCTTGGGCCGTGGCTGCACGAGTGGGAGGGTGAACTGACGGCCAAACTACTGTCGGAGCGAGAAATCGAGCGGGATACGCACTACATCGAGTTCAACCGCGAAGCCGCGGTACAGATGCAGTTCAAGGAGAAAATCGAGGGGTTCCGTGTCGAACTGGAGACTGGGATTGCGTCGCTGAACGAGGTTCGAAAGAAACTCAACATGCCGTCAATCGGGCCAGACGGCGACCGGCGATACCGTCCAGCGAACTGGGCCGAGATTGGCCAGGATATGCCGCAAGATCCCGCCGATTCGCAGCAATCCGCAGCAGATAGTGGCGATCCGCCGCCGAATCAGGCACAGGCTCTGGTCTCTCTCATCCAAGAGAACGTCAGCGACGCAGTGTCTATCGAGAAGCGGCGACTCGTCCATGCGTCGGAGAAGGAGCGGAACTTCTGTCAGTGGCTCGACGGGTTCTATTCGGCATGGTGTTCGAAGACGGTCCCGGGGCTCAGCAGTCCTGCTGCCGTCGACGTGAAGACGAGGTATGCGGCCGAAAGCAAGCGGCAGTTGCTGGAGATTGCCGGCTGCAGCACGGCGGAAACACTGGCTTCCAACGTCGAGGAGCTGGTCAACGGTTGGTCAGGCCGTGCTGTCGCACTGGTCGCTGATTTGATGGAGACGATTCAATGAGGCTGATTTGCAAGGTGCCTGACAATCTGCTGGCATCGTTTCACGACGAGACGATGAAGATCGCGTACAACGTCACTGATGACCAGGTCGATGTGTTCCTGCACGGCATTGTCGGCGATGAGTACAACCAGACTGACTCGCTGTCGATCGCCCAGATCCTTTCGGCCAATCGCGGCAAGACGGTCAACCTGCGTGTCAACAGTCCGGGCGGTCTGGCCTATGACGGTGTCGCGATCTACAACGCCATCGACAGTCACGACGGGCCGACGGTTGGGATCATCGAGGGGCGCGCTGGGTCAGCAGCTTCGCTGGCGGTCATGGCCTGCGACACAGTCAAGTGTCATTCGGGCGGCGTGTTCCATCCTCATTACTCGCTGGTAATGGCGTTCGGGCATCAGGCAGAGATCCGTGATGCCTTGGCGATTCAGGAGCGACTTGACGAAGATCTTGAGGCGATCTATGCCGAAGCCTCCGGGCGATCGCTCGAGCAGGTCAAGGCCGACCTGCTGGGGCCGAACGGAGACGGGACGGTGTTCTCAGCCGATCAGGCCAAGTCGGCCGGCTATGTTGACGAGGTCATCCAGCACAACAAGCGGAAGGAATCCGCCGACAGCAAGACGTCTCCTGCTGCAAGGTTGAACCTCTACGCGGCTCATAACGCTGAGTTGAGGACCAAAGTCCTTGACACACTGCGTCGACGCGGATAGCGTGAGTCCTCAATCAGTTCTGCACAGCCACTGACGCCCAGACGTCACGCTTTGCAATATCCTGTCGATGATGCCCAGACATCAGCCGGCCGGAAGCGTTGGAAACATCGCTGCCGGCCGGCTGTTTTCGTTGGCCTGCAGTGTCCCAGACACAAGAAAGGCTGACACTATGAGCATCAAGGCTCGCCTGGAAAAGCTCACGAACGAGCGACAGGACGCAATCGACAAGGCAAAACTGCTGATCGATTCGGCGAAGAAGTCCGAGGAAGGATTCACGGACGAGATCTCGGCACAGGTCGACGAGTTGCACGCCACAGCGAAACAACTCGATGAACAGATCGACGGTCTGCTGGCGAAGGAAAAGGCCGCGAGCGACAAACTTGACGCGTTGAACTCGTTCAGCGATCGCTCCGACGACATCCGCGGCGTGCATGTTCCGTCCGCTCCGCAGGGCAACGGGGATCAGAAGAAGTTCACGGTCCCGGCGACGGCTCGACGCTATGGCCGGCTGAAGAACTTCAGCGGCGAAGAAGGCGGTCGGACTGCCGAAGAGCGGGCTTACCGGTTCGGACAGTGGGCACTCGCTCGAGCGTCGATGGACATCTCAGCATTCCGGGGACGGTTCGAGTCGGCCTGCCAGTTTGCTAAGGACCAGTTCGGCGTCCCCGCCTATGCTGTGCATGGCGAGGGTGCTGGCGACGTCTCTGGTGCTCACGTGTTCGTCCCCGAGGAATTCGGGATGGATCTGGTCCGCCTGCGTGAGATGTACGGCGTTGCCCGTCAACTGCTGCGGGTCATCCCGATGACGAGCGACACTCGGACTGATCCCCGCCGCAACGGTGGGCTGACGGCCTACTTCGTCGGCGAGAACTCGGCCGGGACGGAATCGGACGCGTCGTATGACAACATCCGGTTGACTGCAAAGAAGTTGATGATCATCACCCGCATGAGCAACGAGCTCGGCGAGGATGCCGTTATCAACTTCGCTGATGAGCTCGTTGGCGAGATCAGCTATGCGTTCGCGAACAAGGAGGACGAGTGTGCCTTCAACGGCGACGGAACGTCCACCTACGGGGGGATTCTGGGAGTTCGTCCTGCATTGGACACGCTGACCGCAGGAACCGCTCCGGGGCTGATCCTCGGTGCCGGCAACGCCTACAGCGAACTAACGCTGGCGAACTTCGAAAGCGTGGTCGGTGCTCTGCCGGTCTACGCTGACACGCCCAACACTGTCTGGGTCTGTCACAAGAAGTTCTACCACACCGTCATGATGAGCCTGGCACTGGCTGCTGGCGGAACCACCGCGATGGAGATTCGGGACGGTGTTCGTCGTCCGATCTTCCTGGGTTACCCGGTTGTCTTCAGCCAGGTGTTCCCGTCGACCTCGTCCAACAGCCAGATCCCTGTCATCTTTGGCGACCTGTCGCTGGCTGCTCGGTTTGGCGATCGCCGGATGGAAACGATCGCGTTCAGTGACTCGGTCACTGTCGGTGGACAGAGCGTCTGGGAACGAGACCAGATGGCGGTGAAGGGGTCGGAGCGGTTCGACATCAACGTCCATGACTACGGCACCAACTCGGTCGCCGGACCTGTCTGTGGGTTGGAGATGGCCGCTTCGTAATCGGCTGAATGAACGAGTCTCGGGCCGGTCATTTCGGCCGGCCCGAGTTGTGACGAAAAACCTCATCGCTCAGGAGAAAATGCGATGCTTCCGATTGGATACAAGGTGCTCAACACCACGCCGCCTGCGGCGATCATTGACGACGCGGCGGTGACCACGACCGAGATAGACACTCTGGGCTATGACTACGCTGTCGTTTTGGTCAGCCTGGGTGCAACAGACATTGCCCTGACTGCGTTGTCGTTGCAGGAGTCTGATACGTCGGGCTCGGGTCACGCCAACGTAACTGGCTTGGTCTATGGCACGTCGACCGACATCGACGGGAACACATCAAGCCTGCCGTCGGCAACGGATGACAACGGTGTTTTCGCGTTTGAGGTCGATTTGCGTGGACGAAAGCGATACCTCGACGTTGCGGCGACGGTCGGCGACGGGACTGCTGGAGCGTTCGTCACGATCCAGACGATCCTTTGCCGAGCCAAGGAACTGCCGACGTCCATCAGTGACAAGGGGCTGACAGGATGCCTGCGAGCGTAACCGAACGCTCGGTCAGGTTCATCAGGAACTGGAACGGCCGAGAGACTGGGACTGTTCAGTCTCTCGGCCGCGGCCTGATGGAGACACTGGTCGAGCGGCGAATTGCTGTCTGGAACGAGCCGATCTGCAGCCAAAGCAAGGCGAAACGCCGTGGCAACGCTAAACGCAACGTACAAGGTGACCAGCGAGCCGGCGACTGAGCCAGTCTCCGTCGCGACGCTCAAGGAACGCCTTCGCATCACGACCGGTGAGTTTGACCGGGAATTGGCGGATCTGCTCAAGGCCGCAAGGAAGCAGGTCGAGAACGATGCACACATCAAATTAGTGACACAGACGGTGGCACTGTATCTCGATCGGTTCCCTCCGGGGAACGTCATCGAGATCCGTCAGTTGCCAGTAACTGCGGTGACTTCGGTTCAATACGTCGACGAGGATCAGACGACGCAGACGCTGTCGTCGTCGCTGTATAACGTCGACCTGGACTCCAAGCCTGTCCGGATCATGCTTGTCCCCGATGAGGATTGGGAGGACACGGAAGCCCCCTGGCCGGCCGCTGTGACGGTGACTTTCACTGCGGGCTACGGCGTCGCGTCGGCGGTGCCGGTTGAGGCCAAGTTGGCGATTATCGAGTGGTGCCGAATGCACTGGGGGCGATGCGACGGCGACCAGACAAAGTACACGAACCTAATCAACTCGCTGGCGTGGTCCGGGTACTGGAAGGGCATCTGATGCGTTGCGTCAGTGAGTACGACAAGAAGGTGACGATCCAGCAGTCCGCGGGGACTGCTGATGCTCACGGTCATGTCGACATCACATCGGCTAGCAACTGGAGCACATACACGACGAGCTATGCGGCGGTGAAGACCAAGGGCGGTCGCGAGTTCTGGAGGATCGATCGTGTTGAGGCCGACGTATCTCACGTCTGGTTCTGTCCGTACTCGGCAACACTGGCCGCGGCGACACCGAAGATGCGGCTCGTGAATGAGTCGGTCACCTACGAGATCGTCAGCGTGATTGATGTCGACCTGGCTCACGAAGAGATTGAGATTCAGACGAAGAGGGCCGTCTGATGGTGAGCAGACGCTTCACGACTGGATTCAAGGAAATTGACAAAAACCTGAAATACCTGAAGGACACAGGCACCAGGCGTGTTGTGTCGGCAGGTATGAGGAAGCAGGGACAGTATCTGGCAAAGCAGATCAAAGCTGATGTCCCAAGCCGCTACAAGTCCATCCGTAAGGCCATCGGATGGAGATCGTTAGCCCTGCGAAGAAATAAGGGAATGCCAGGCGTCAAGGTTGGGGCAGGCGTAGGACAGAACAAAGCGGCCAAGGGTAGAGCAAATATCGTCAGGTTTGCGAGATCCAGAGGAAAGCGGCTAGGCGTAGGTATCGACTCAAGAAATATCCACTGGTGGTTCCTTGGTACAGCAAAGCGAACGACAGGAACCAGACGACGAGGCAGGAGTGGGATAAGGGTAGACACAGGCAAGCCCAAGATGAATAGGGGCGTTATGCCAAGCCAGATGTCCCCAGTGATTTACTACGCAAGGCGTGAGAAAACAGCTCTTATGGCCATCATGCGAGCTGAGTCTGCAAAGGCTCTTGATAAAGAGCTGAAGAAGCTGAAGAAGGTGGGCTGATGCGATCAGGGCTGGTGTCACTATTGGTCAACGAGGCGACGGTGTCGGCGATTGTCGGCAGTCGTGTCTACGTGACCAGGGCACCACAGCAGGCCGCATATCCTCACCTCATCATCACGCAGATGGGGACGGAGGAAAACAAGAGCCTCGACCAGACGAGCGGGCTGCGGTTTATCACATTCGACATCGACTGCAAGGCTCAAACCTCGGTGGGTGCTGAGACTCTGGCCAATGCAGTCAGGACGTTCATCGACGACTACACGGGGACGGCAGGAAGTTTCACGGTCGGGGCAGTCCTTCTCGGCGGCGAGTCAGACGACTATGAGTCGCCGACGGACGGCAGTGACAAGGGTGTCTATGTTGTGACTCTCGACGTTCAGATTCAATACAACCCATGAAACTCGACTGGTGTAAGGACTCAGGCCAGTGGAACATCTGGGACATCGACAGCGGCGCGTTACTTGCAAAGGTGCAGTCGGTTCAGTTACTGGTGCCGGCTGAGTTTGTAACGACTGATGGCGGTCGACACGGCTACTGCGTCGTGTGTGGTGTTTTGACAGTTACTGACGGCAAAGCCGTAATCAGGAGAATGAGCAATGGCAATCGTAAAGTGTAAGGGAACGGTCCTTCAGCAAGAGCTGGCAATGACTTTCACGGCTGTTGCTCAGGTGATCAGCCTGGAGCAGTCTGGTGCTGAGTCAGAGACTTTCGACTCAACCACGCTGGACACCAGTGGTGCCGGAAAGACCTACGCTCAGACAGGCTACACAGAGCCAGGATCTGTCAGCGGCGAGCTATTCTATGATCCTGCGTTGGCAGGCCACCAGGCGATCACCGACCTGCTGACAACTCCAGCCGATCAGAATTGGAAAATCATCTTCGCTGATTCTGGCACAACCGAATACCCATTCACTTCGGCGGGTGTCGGCTTTGATGTCAACGTGGATATGACTGATGGCTTGAAGGGTTCATTCAACTTCAAGCTGGACGGCTTGGGCACCTGGCCTACCTAATAAGTGAGGAACCGACTTGAAAGCGACGTTGACGCGACGGCTTGAGATGGCCCCTGGGCATCCTGAATGGAAGCCTGGGGTGAAGCAGTGGCTTGAGCCGGGGACTGTGATTGAGCACCCACGCTCTTACATGCTGGTCAGGATGGGCGTTGCTGATGCTGCTGATGATGAGGCAGAGAAGGCAGCGAACATGACCAACACTCAGAAGCAGCAAGCAAAGGTTGCTTATGAACGGGTGAGCCGTGGAATTGCTCCTGAAGATTACGAGGCTTTCGACGATGGTGAGATCATGGGATATAACCCCGATGGATCACCGATCCCAGGCCCCAACGCTGACTTCGACGAGGAGGATGACGATTGAGTTTGATCAGCCGCGATGAGTTCCTGAAGCCGCTTGAGGTGGCCAAGGAAAAAGTGGACCTCCCAGAGTTTGGAGAGGGCAAGCACTGCATTGTCTGGGGCTTCAACGCCAAAGAGCGTACCGACTTTGAGTTGAGCCTTCAGAATCGCAAGGGCAAGCTCAATCTGCAGCAGGTGCGTGAGCGTCTGATCGTGGCCAGTGTCAGAGACGAGCAGGGCAACCCCCTGTTTACTCAGGACGATGTGGCAGCGATTGGCAATCAATCAAGCACCGTTGTGCAGAGGATCTTCGACGTAGCTATGCGGCTTTCAGGCTTCTCTGATAGCGATGTGGAGAGCCTTGCAAAAAACTGAGACACGACCACAGGAGACGGTTTGAACTCCGCTTGGCTCTATCCTGTGGTCGACATCTCGCTGACGACCTTCTGACAACCATAACCCCGCAGCAGTACGACGAGCTTCTGGCTTATGATCATGTGGAAGGAATCGGCAACGAGCGTCTGGTAAAGACTGTTGCCATAGGTATGGCTGCTATCTGTCGCAGTTTAGGCTCTCCGATTGACTGGTGGCATCTGATACCAGGCGAAGAGGAGCCCAAGCAAGACGCCAGCCCTGAAGCAGCCGCGAAGATGTTTGGAGCGTTTGTCAATGGCCACTCTCGGTGACTTGGTAGTAAACATAAGCGGCAATGCCTCGGGCCTGTTCCGGGCGTTGTCGTCTTCTCGTGCGCAGATATCGTCATTCGGTACTGAGCACACCAAGGTAAGCTCACTGGTTGCTGGCGGCTTTGTTTCGATGGCGGCAAAGGCAGCGGCTTTTGCCAGTTCTCTGGCACTTGTCGGATCTGCTTATTCATCCCTGCGAAAAGGGATGGATATATATATCAGCAGGCAGCGCGCCATTCTAGGATTCACGAGGAAGCTGGGAAGCGCTGCCGCTGCTGAGGCTTTCCAGAGACAGCTTGAGAATTTTGCTCTCTCAACACCGTTTCAGTTGCCTGAAGTGACTGTGCTGGCATCGAACCTGATGAACACAATCGACCCCAGCCAGTTGGAAGACATCCTGGGCATCATCGGTGACCTGGCGGAAGCACACCCATCGACGACCTTTGCAGAGTTGGGAGCTGTCGTTGCTCAGTCTTCAGCTGAGTTCAAGGTGATGACAAAAGACTTGCGCCAGTTCACAAGTCAGGGTATCGATGTCCTGGGAGCCTTCGTCGATGCTGGACTTGTGAAAACAAAGGACGAGGTGTTTGCACTGGCTGAGGCTGGAAAGATCACGTTCCCAACACTGCTGCAGATGCTTCGCAACATACGCGACGAGAAGTTTGCAGGAGTTGCTCAGGAGGCTTCCAACAGCTTTGGAGGGCTTCTGACACGCATCAATGACATCATCGGCACAAACCTCGGCAAAGTGTTCGGTCAGCTTGTTGATATCCTGGGGATTGACCTGAACGGTGTGCTGGATGTCGTCAACGAGGGATTTGGCACATTCTCAGACTTCCTGGAAGCCAACCGTGAGGATCTTGGCTTCTATGGCAGCCTGATCAAGAGCATATCGGCAGCACTGTTTGAGCTGGTGAAGGTGCTGGTGAAGGTTGCTGGGGCTGTGGCTTTGGGCCTCGGCCACACGTTCAAAGGTGCCCTTGAATTCCTTAAAGAGATGCTTGATGAGACGGTATGGGTGCTTGAGAAGCTAAACCAGTCGTCTTTCCTGAAGAAGCTGACAGGTTTCGGAGGAGCCCCAAGCAGCGGCGGCACAGTGATGGACGGTGTGGGCTCATTGAAGGGGGTTGTGCCGGGAATCGGTGGATCATCCCCCACTGTGGGCGACGTTCCAGGTTCAGTGCCTGACCTTGAGGTCAGCAAGATTGTGTCACCTTCTATTGAGGGATTCCAGAACGCAGACGCTTCAGGACTGAACCTAAAGATATACGAGGACAAAATGAAGGCATCTGCTGATGCCCTGGCTGAGCTTAAGCGTGATAATGAGCAGCACAATGAGTCATGGATGGCAAGGAATGTCGACTGGGTGAATGCGATGAAGGAGCGAGAGCAGGAAAGCACTGGCGCTGGTTTCGTTGGTGCTTTGTCGGCAGGAACTGCAGAGGCTTATTCTGCAATCGTACGATCCATCAACAATAAGCAGGCCCAGGCAGCACAGCAGACTGCGAACAATACAGCAGTGACGAATCAGAAACTTGACGTGCTTACGGCAGGAGTTACCAGCATGTTTGGCAACTTCGGCGTGGTGCCTGATCTGGGTGGCATATGACTGTTGTACTCGCCAGTAAAGTATGGGAAGGCCGCGAAGGCTCTGATGGTGATCAGGGCGTTCGTAATTACACACAGGTCTGGCGCGTGCAGACCAACAACAAGTGGGACGATGCGGCCACCGTCCTCAGCAGCGTATCGGCTGGCGTTCCCTATCGTGGCCTGATCTACTCAGGTGATAACGCTGCCTACTGCACGAGCGTCAGGGCCAGGAATGAAGGCTCCAGCCCCTATTGGTGGACGGTATCTGCCAGCTTCAGCACTGAGCGAGAGATAAGTGACAGCCCTCTTGACGACACGCCTGAGATATCCTGGAGCACGGAACAGTACCAGGAGCCGGCTGTATTCGACAACGCCAGCAAGGGTATTTTGAACTCAGCAGGTGACCCATTCGACCCGCCTCTGATGCGTGATGTCAGCCGGCGAGTGGTGCAAATCACTTACAATGCCTCGGTGGTGCCCACCTGGCTCCTGAGCTACCAGGATGCCGTCAATTCAACCGCTATCCTGATCGACAACTTCCCGGTAGCTGTCAGGGAAGCGAAGCTACAGCGGCTAACTGTGAGCCCTGTGCGTGAGCGTAATGACATACAATACCGCACGGTGGACGCAGTCATTCACCTCAACAAAGACACTTGGCGAGCTTCTGTGCTTGATGCAGGCTTCCGTGAGGTTGATCCCGATGACCCGACGAAGCGGCGTCAGATCACGAATGACGGTGACAGCCTGGAGCCTACGGTTCCGGCTCTGTTGGATGGCAGCGGTTCTAAGATCACGGACCCGACTGTAACGAGTGCAGTCTTCCTTACGTTCGATATCTACCCCGAGGTAGACTTTACAGTGCTGCCTGGGATTGTGGCCCAGTAGTTATAGGAGCGCCCACAGATGGCAGATGAAATTACAGTGACAGTCAGGACTCAGCTGAGCAATGGCACCCTGACCGACGACTTCCGACCT